TTATCCATCTTTCAATCACATCGTCAAAAAAGTAGCGAGTCTCTTGCTCTCCGATTCACTCATGGGAGTAATTTCCAATGTCACTGCTAGGTTCCTGACCCTGTCCGATGTAATTCCTGGTACATGGTGAGCATTAGGATGTTCAACAATAACTTTCTGAACATTACCATCGTCGTCAATGATAGCTTCATACTTACCGTTTACTGTTTTTCATTTTTTGATGTTCATGCTGTAAGTTTGAAAAAATAAAGTAGCTTCTCATCTACTTTTACTTCTTCAAATGACAAAATGATATACCAAAAACCTTCTACAGAAGAAAATCCTGTAGGAAAAGCTTTATATGAACTGATCAATATTTTTCTCGAAACCGAGAAAGAAGAAACTATGAAGAAGGAGAAATCTTTTGATTCAACTCCTCAACCTTGATCGCAATCAACCAAGTCAGTTCTTCCATCTGCTGAGCAGGAGTCTTATCCTTGATCATCGGATACCAATTAGCAACTTGGGAGGTGATTTTCTTGGTATCAGGAACTTTTGCAAATTTGTCTTTATAGATTTTTTCGAAGGTAAGCATGAAGTTTTGAATAAGAGATAAAGGTGTACCATCGTCTTCAAAGTGACATGTTTCTCTTGGCTTGAGATTTTTGATGCCATACTTTTTGGCAATCTCAATGAGCTTGTCATAGGGTCATTTCCACATGGGTTTGTTGTCATACTGCGGAGTACTTTCATCATCCATGAAAACGATGTCGACTGCATCACCCGTGAGATGTCTGCTTTTCATTGTTCGGGTCAGTCTTGGTAATCCTTGTTTTTCTCTCCTATTACTTTCGTTTCGTAGTCGGAGTTGTCTTTCATACGATCTCTTAGCTTCAAAAATCTCTGCATCAGGACGCAGTGCTTTGACCTCTTTTCGGAAAGGATCAAACTTTTTTCTGTAGCTTGGACTCAGAGAGTTGATATCGTTATTTCTTACTGGTTGTACCATAGTGATGAATGACTAAGTAAAATCTTTGACGGTAGGCTCGGGCTTGGAACTCGGCACTCTACCTGAGAAATATCAGGTCATGAATGCAGTCAGAATTCCCAAATATTGTTCTCCTGTGATCTTTCCTAATGCCAATCACAAAACAGCACCCATACTTAGGATGAAGACGGTGAATTTCACAACACTATGAAACAGATTATAACGTCTGAGCATCTTATTTTTGTCATGGAATAAAGGACTTTTTCAGATCTTTTACGTCGTCTTTCACTTCTCCGATATTTTCCAAGATGTAGTCCATCTTGACCTGAAGCTTTTCAAACTCCGTTTTGTTGACATAGGTTTTTTCGATGTAATTAATCCTGTCTTGAAGCTGACTATAGCTCTGAGAAATCGTCCAGGTTTGAGAAATCACAAATGCCAGTACTCCAACAAAAGCACTGATGGTAATTGTGATCGCATTGTCTTTGATATGTTGAAACATGGTGTATGATAATGGGATAAATTATGACTCGTTCTCTTCTGCCTCTCTTTCCTCTTTAGTAGTTTCGTAGCTATCTTGGAAACCTTGGCAGTTGTTTTCATCGTCGGTGATCAGTGGTATTCTTTCGGTAAGACCGAGTTCGATATACTTGAGCTTCATATCCACGATAGTCATCGCATCCACATCACCGTCAAAGTTATTTCTGATAATCTCTTTCAATGCACGAAAACATATCCTTGGATCAAAGTCCTCGAGTGACATATACAGTACCTCTCCGAGTTCTTCAAATCAGGCTTCTACGAGCTCATTAATCCTGTCCGAGTGTGCATCAGGGATATTTACAAAGCTTCATGGTTTCACTCAAAACAGTATCTCATTGGCAGTATTACGAAGTATCATCGGTATGAAAAAAAGATAAAAGTCTGACTACTTACACGATCAGCACACCAGCGTACGGTTCAAATACAATTTGTGCGTAGTGATTTGCACCACATCATGAACCACAGGTAGTCGCACCGTTCAATCTGATTCTGTATTTTTTAGTTGGGTTGGCGACAAAAGTGATGCTTCAGGTATTCAACGTGTATAGCAATGTTCATCAACCATTGAGAAGCGTCTGTTCATCCTCCGCCATATATAATCTTCCTGTACTCGATCGGTTTCCTGATCCTCACACCTCAAATCTCATGCTTCCAATTCCGACGGTGAAAACGTTTCACCAAGCTTCGGTATTACAATAGGTACAGCTGGCACTATGGTATGTCCAGGCACTGACGTTGATCGTCTTTGGATTATCTCCTACCATCTTTCCATTCTTCATTGCCAGTTGTGAATTACTCAATCATCTTCCGACAAAGGTACATCGGTTGAGATATGATGCGATCTGACTATTGATAATGCCTTCAGGTCTTTCGTAGTGAAAACCAAGATTGAAAAATAGGTTCCTATTTTCTAATCAAGAAACATTGTAGACCGCATTGCTGGTTTCCATGTAGTGACCATACATGAATGTCCCACCGTTATGCACGGCACATTGATAATATCAGGTACTAAACTGGCTTCATGTTCTACTTAGCACAATCCAGTATTTCGTGTTTGGTGCGATAGTAAATCCAGCAGGAAAGTCGAAGGATTGATTTCTAAATCCTGTAGAGAGCTGAGACGCAGGCACAACGATTTCTGCATTAGGATTAACAAGTTCTCCGTTTGGAGCATCGACATCAAAGTCTTGATTAGCAAATCTGAAAAGAATATCTCCACTGTTAGCTGTCCATGATCATGTGAGATATGCTTTGGTTTCTCCAGGTGTATAAACATCACTCGTATGTTTTCCAACCGAGTAGCTATGTACAGTATTCGTTGCACCTGTTCTTTGAAGAACAATCCAATACTTCGTACCAGAGGTAAACTTCAACGATGTTGGAAATTGTATAGTGATCCAATCAAAACTCGTACTGAGAGCAGATGGTTGGATGGTAGCAGTAGAGTTTGGATCAAGCAATAGTTCACTTGGTGAACCTGCATTATCGGTTTCAATCCTTACTACCATCGCATCGGTCGGTACGTTATTTTTCTTGAGATGGAGAGACAGTAGTCAGGTTTCTAAGTTTTGTGTTCCGACAAAACTCTGAGAAAACTTTTCGATCGTTGGTGTACCAAATTGCACATCCGTACTATTCCAACTACCGTTATAGTATCAGGTAGTTCATGGTATCTGACTAAAGTTTTTCTCTATTCTTATCCTGATCCCATCTGTCGGAGCAGAGACTTGCCATACTCCCAACATGATGGATTGCACTGTTTTTTGATCGACTGATTGAAAGCTCTGAGTGGATACGATACTTCATGCACTATTATTTCCAAAGTTTCTATTTTCATTGTAGCTATGATGTCTAACTCCATCGTATTCTTGCATAAACGAAAAGTACATGTCCCAGCTTTGATTGATCCAGTTCAAGTTATTATAAACCATCATATTACCTCTCGTGTAAGTATCACTGTTGTAAATCTGCGTACTGTAGTAATGAGAGGTATTGAGTCCACCATCTCTTTCCAAAACGATCCAATAAATTGTCGTATCTTGCAAATCAAAAAATCCATTGAACGAGTACATTTTCCTATATGGTTGTGTCATAAGCTTATTTCCTGCGATCGTTCCTGTGGCATTCGGATGCACGAGTGTTCCTGACGGTTTCCCGTTATCATCAGTTTGAATACTGAATGTTATATTATCGGTCGGTGTATTTACTCTCGCCAGTGCCATGAAAATCTTGTCGGTATTCATACCGTAGGAAAGTTTGAAACTCATACAGACCTTGTTTTGGTTGGTGATATCGTATCCAAAGTGGGTGGTCGTATTTCGTTGCTGATTCTTGTTTCCTATATCCACATTGTTGAGATAGTAATTGTTTCCAGGAGTCAGATTGGTAAATGAACTAGCCGTACCGTCTTGTACGATATCACAAATCTGATTCTGATTTTTATTTTGTGTGAAAATACCGTCCATGTAGGCAGTAGATTCGTACTCAGGTTGTGATAAATATCGTTTACCTGGCTCATGATTAAATCCAAGTTGTATTGAAACCCAAATATATCACTGCAACCATTCTCGCACTGATCCATTGTATTTCTCGACATATCCTAACGGATACACAAGGTTTGTATTCGATGATCTCAGTGAGTAATAACTTGTCGGACTGTTCGCTCCTGTTCTTTCAAAGGAGATGAAATATTTTGTTTGTGGCTGTAAGACGAGATCACTAAAAAAGAAGTTTCTTTGCTCATTACTAGACGCTATCGTACCATTGTCATAATAGTTGGTACTTGACGCAACAAGTGTTACTCCATCTTTTGCATAGACTCTACAGTAGAGCTGATCACCAGGACTACCAACCTTACCAAGATTGACCGTTACTTTTCTGAGAATATTATCACGTCCTGTAAGGATCATTGCTCTGAGTCTGATATTCACACCATCACCGACATTGTAGGTAGTATTTCCTTCAAGTTGTTCTATCCTGAGTTTATCGACAATTCCTTTTCCAACAAATCAAACCTGACCAACCGTCACGTCTTCTCCGACTTGTCATTGTATGGCTACATTTTGCACCGTACCTACTGGGACTTGAGCGATCTGTGATTGCATTTGAAAACTAATACCATCTCGTTGCATGATCACTCGCTGATCGGTTTCGATATCTCCTGCACTCAAATCCTGATCATGCATTTTTTTCAATGGTGCGGTGAGGACTCATTCAGTGGTATTGATGGAAACTTGGATATTCGTTGTGTTGGCTTGATGCGATCTGAAATACAACAAAATATTCTGAGGGATACTCGTCGGATCACCAGAAGTGGAAGCAGGAACTGGTGTTGTATAGGTCAGATTATAGACATTGGATGGTCAAGCTGATGTCCCTGAAAAGGTAGTCGCTCCAATCTGAATTTGTGTGATTGCTTGATTGATAACATTCGTAATATTGTTGATCACGACCTGATCATTGGTGACCACATTTGATCCGTTGACCACTGCCAATGGCACATAGTTTTTTATCGGATAGTTCAAACCAAACTTGATCTCACCGATACCCAATCAGGTGATAGGATTGAGTAAGGGATTGTCCAAATTCGACTGATTTACTTCAACTCGGACTTTTTGTGGTCAGGCAAAACTCAGTGCTTTGATAGCCGTATTTTGGAAATGAATCAGGACTTTATCGCCGTTGGTTTTGGTACATTTGATCAATGCACTTCCTGTTGTTACCTGAAAGTTATTTCCACTGCTCAAGGAAACTTGCAATCATTGCAAAACACCACCATCGGTCAAAGCCAGTAATGGTGCTGAGTAATCACTATCTTGATTAGCTATATTTCCATTGAGCAGTGAACATCTTTCCATGAAAAAATGCTATCAATAAATAAATGACAGCATTGTACTCACCGCACCAAAAAATAAATCTATTGAAGTTCCAGTTTTCCGACCCTTCTGTTTATCTCCCTGAGTTTTTCAGCAAGATCAATAGTTTTCACCTTACTTTTTCACAATTTGAAGGTCACCTTTGTCATCTCTCCAGCCGTATAGGATTTTTCAATGACTTTCATGCTTCCATCATAAAACATCAGATCGTTTCCTGAATTGATATACACCCTGACAACATCTCCCACATCACAAGCAAAAAAGTCAGGAATGTTTGGAGAAATATCAAACTCCTTGATACTATCTTTCCTCTCGTTGACGTAGTTTTGTGTCGCTTGTTGAATATTTCCACTATTGGTCATACTTCTTTCTATTCTTCAAAACTCTTGGATGCTCGTCAGGTCTTCTGCATAACCATAGGCATTACCATCTTTTCCAATACAGGAATTGCACATTTGTTTAATATCCATTACTAGCTTTGCATCTCTGATCGTTCTATCCAACGGTGAGTTTATATCTCGTACAAACTCATAATAATCGTTTGAAGGTACTGATCTATCAATTCCGATCGTGTGATTGAAATACAAAACTGTATCTCTAACGATATATTCATAGGCATTTTCTCTCAGATCTTTGAGGACGTTTGCGAACGTTTCTCCCTTCTCATATTTTTTGGTAACACTCGCACTAACATCACTAATACACGTCAGTTCTGTTTGTTCTCTGAGATTAATCTGCGTCAATACTTGTTGAAGTAAGGTGTTGATTGGTCAGGTATAAGTCATTGGATTGAATAATACTTTGTCATCCAAAAAACTGATCATATCCTCGATTTTTATGACCGTATTTTTTAGAGTCGCTTCAATCCCTCTCATGTATCAAGAGATCAGTAATCTCTCCGTCCCATTCTGTCCTTCCATCACTTTGATACGATTATTTTCTTTCAAAATTAGTAAGGCATCAAGCAAGTTTTCATTGCTGATAGTGAGTTCTCCTGTCGATACATCATTGAGTTTCAATGAACATTGAAAACCAACAACGTCAAAGAGTTGTCAGATCAAGTTGTTATGCCTATCATACACGTATCCAATAATTGCCATTACAGGAGCGAGTTATTGAATGAAAGAGCGACATCAAAGTCACTGCCGTAGATTCATCCGTCCACATCGTACATGACGTATTTGGTAATCCCTTTGACGGTTGGTCGTTGCGATCATGGAACTCTATACCCAAGAACATTCAGACTATTTTTGGTAGCAGTCTGATTTTTTGCATCGATGACAATCACGTCTCCAGGGTCTGCATCGATGTCGAGCATGAACCATTTATTGGCTGTGACATTGTAGATGGTCAGTGGTTTGTTGATATTTCCACCTACCGTAATGGTTATTTTTATTGGTTGATCAGCGTTCGAAGTAGTCAAACAATTGATCTCATTATAGGTCATATTTCGTTGGTTGGACATCGTGTTGGGTAATTGGAAACCACCATAATTTCCTTCTTGACCATAAAACAATGAATCAATAGTTGAATAAAACTTAGGGTCGGAGGCAAACAAGGTGACCCTTCGTCTTCTTATCGCTCCATCATTATGGTCGTTATCTTCTTCAATTTCATAATCTACAGGTTGATCAACTTTACAGCGGATCACCCATTCTCTCATTTGCTCATCAATGATTTTGAGTTCTTTAGTTTCGACCGTACTCGGCACACCTTGCAAAGCAAACAAAGCATCCAACCAGTCCATTGCTTTGGAAGTTAACTCTCTAATCGGTGCTATGATCACGCCCTCGATGATGATTGTCCTTCCTCTCGCATACGTCGGTCAGGTCAATGTCCCATGGTATCCAATCAAATCTTGTTTATCGTCCGACACCTTCAATTTTCTCCATTGCACATCACTGACTGCAATTCTGTAGTCTTGGTTTGTTTGCATGAGATTATAACCATCTCGAAAGAATTGATTTCAGATCATAGATTGATGCTTGCAAAGTAAACGAAACCTATTATATTCATACCAATCTAAAGTAAATGTATTGAGATAAAAAAGGAAATTCTTATAAGTTTCAGTAGTTTGGATTTCCCCGTATTTGGCTTTATTCATAACTTTATTTTCATGACAAAACTCGCTCTCGAATACAAAGATTTTCTCTTAGAGATTAAATCAAGAATCCAAGAAGCTCAGTACAAAGCATTGTCTTCAGTGAACAAGAGTTTACTGATATTGTACTCAGGAATTGGGAAAATGATCTCTGACAAACAAGACCGATGAAAGAGTGTTATAGAAAATATATCAATTGATCTTAAAAGAGACTTTCCTGGCATCAAAGGTTTCACTGCTGATAACATCCGAAGAATGGTGAAGTTTTACGAGGCATACAAGGATAATGAAAAACTGGGGACACTGTCCCTAGAAATTAGCTGGAGTAATAACCTTCTCATACTAGAAAAATGTAAAGACGACTTACAAAGACAATTTTACATGCTTATTACGAAAAAAGAATGATGGTCTGCGAGAGTGCTTGATAACATGATAACTGGAGAATACTACGAAAGATTTATGATTGCTCACAAAGACAATAATCTCGATCAAACACTTGTTGCTCAGCAAGCTGAAGATACAAAACTTGCACTCAAAGATAGTTACTTATTTGATTTCTTAAGTCTTGGTAAAAAGTACAAAGAAAAAGATTTACACGACTGACTATTACTAAGAATTCAAGAATTCTTATTGGAGTTATGAATGTGATTTGCTTTTATTGGAAGCCAATACGAAATTAAAGTTGAGGGAGATTCATATTTCATTGATCTACTTTTCTTTCATGTAGAGTTGAACTGCTATATCGTTGTTGAACTCAAAGTAGTAGACTTCAAACCTGAATTTGTCGGAAAGCTTAACTTTTATGTAAATGTTGTAGACGAAGTTGTCAAAAGACCTGAACATAATCCAACCATCTGACTACTTATCTGTAAAAATAAGAAAGAGCATATTGTGCGTTATGCACTCAAGGATATTAACAAACCTATAGCAGTAAGTAAATATGAGGAGAGTAAACACCTCTGAGATAAGGCAAAAAAACTACCAACACAAGAACAAATTGAAGAAGTATTATTGAAATACGAACAAGGCTTGTAAAACTGCCGACAGTGTCGGCAGAATTGAGCAAATACAAAACTGGGGACAGTGTCCCCAGTTTTTCTAAATCTTCCATTTCCAGTAGTCTAACTGTTGATTGAGATCATGACCGCTTCCCACATGGATGTTTCCATTGATGTTGACCGACCTGTTTGTAGTAGATGTATAACCTCCTGTTGCGAACCCTCTCATTCTGATATTTTCAAGATTACTCACCAAGGGTGTGTACTTATCGACCATCCATTTCGGAACCACATATTCTCCCTGATGCACGACTCCCGCTATCTTGTTTCTGTCGGTTCCTCAGGTGAATCAACCCACAGCAAATCACCTTCATCCACCTCCAGCTCTTTGCTGTAAGGAAATGATATACAAAAGCTGAGTAATCAATCTGCTGTATTCTCCCATCAAAGTAGTCACGGTCGATCTCGTAGTAGAGACAAGATTGGCAAAATAGGCACGTCGTATCTGTTGTAGTTGTACCAAAGACTGTGTTTGTGCATCCTGTATTTGTTGAATGGTAGCAAGATGCAAAGCGATCTCCTGTTCAGATGAGGTTAATTGGTTTTCTGTGTCTTCGGTAGACTTCTCGAGTTTGAAGTCAGCGAGCTGTTGAATGTTCGCTTTTTTGGTCTCTAAAACCGCTTGATCATTGGCTGTATTTTCTCCTGACGGCTGTTCTGGTGTTGGAAGGGAAGATTGTGCGGATGGTGTAGAAAGAGAAACCGATCAAAGTTCTTTTGACTGTGCTTTCAGTGTTTCTGATTTTGCGAGTGCATCGTTAATTTGTGTCAGTAATTCTTGGTATTCTTTTTTCGTTTTCCCAATATTTGCAAGTTGAGTATTTGCACTATCCTCCTGTAGTTTTCATCCTATTTTCGTTACATCCGCCTGAGCAGATTGTTTTTCTCTAGTGGCATCCGATATTTTCAATTTGAGATCAAGAAGTTTTTCTAAAAGTTTTTGACTATCTTCATCGAACTTTGCAAAACTCGCTGAACTCAAAAAACTCTCTACTTGTGCTTTGGTGACTGACTTTACATTATCCAATGCAGAGATAATTTTCTTTTGATTTTCCAATGACTGCTGAGTTTGAGCAAGTTCTGTCTCGGCTTCTTTCTGATCATCGACCGCTTTCTGATTAGCTTTCAAAATATCCTGCTGAGCTTTGGTATCAACTCCTTCTTGTTGTTTCTTGAAATCATAAAACGCCCTTTGTTCATCGGTCATCTTTGCTCTCAGTTGCTGTTCTTGGATCAACTGATCAATATTGACCACACCATCTTTTTGAGCTTGTTTTTTGAGATCATCAAGGTTTTTTTGGAGCTGTACTTGTTTTTCTATCTCTGCATTGATCTGTTGTTGAAGCTCCACTCTCTTATCACTATCACTTTCTCCTGATAGTTTGGTTTCCAACTTTGTTTGTTCTTGCTGAGACTTTGCCAAGTCTTCTGCTTGTCATTGTGCGAACTGTTGCACGTTCTGATTTTTGTCTTGTGACTTTTGGAGTTCAATATTCTTGATCTCTTCTTCTCTCGTTTCCTGAATTTTCTTGATAGTTTTATCATATTCTCTTTGTGTTTCTCTAAGATTATTTTTGATCGTATTCGTCGAATCCACGACCGCATCTTTGTACTCTTGTTGAGCTTCACTGACGTTCTGAATTGTTTTTTCTAATTTATCATTTGCCTTTTCGAGGTCTTTGGTGGTACTTTCTAACTCTTTGAGTTGTTCCTGAGCTTCACCTCCTGCTTTTGCTCACTTTTTGTGTGCATCTTCCGAGGAGTTTCCCATGTCATCAAACTTTCCTGCCAATCATAAGACATCATCGCCCAACTTATCAGTACTTGCACCTGTTCCCAAGACCTGATCTTTGATGAATGTGAAGGCATTTCCTGTCTCATCAGCGATACCCTCAAAGATGGATTTCACTTCGTCAGCATTGGTTTGCAGATTATTTCTTGCTTGATCAATACTCGCCATATACTTGTCGATATTCGCTGTCCCGATATCTACGTTGAAGGTATTTTTCAAAAAGTCAGCGACTGCTTTTCCTGACGATAGAATACCTTTGATTGCTCCAAAGATCACATCCACTGCAAAGTTCCATGCCTTCGCAATAGCCTGTGGTACAGCTTGACCAATCTTTGCCATGAAATCAAAGACAGGTTTCAGCTTTTCTTTGAGTGTATTCCAGTTCGTAAAGATAGCCACCACGATTGCCGTCACGATGGATGCTATCAAGAAGAACCTTGCACCAAGGAAAATAAGATTTTTGATTACACTCAAGATACTCGTTCCCAAAGCACGGAATGAAAAGGATGCGATGTTGTTTGCAATGATCTGAGCGTATGTCCTTGCCGTCGTTACCGTCCAAGCGATCGCTTTCCTTCACAAGGCTAGCGTTGCTTGGATGACATCCGTGGTGATCTGTCTGATATTCACAATGAAGTTCAACGATGCTCTCGAGAAACTCAATACTGAACTTCCCATCAATACCATCCCTCTGACAAACTGGTTCACGACTCATTGCACAAATGAGATAATCGTTTGTTGTTTCATGATCACCAACGCCGTAAGGAATGATGCAAGAATTGTCTTGGTAATGATCACAAAGTTGTTTGCAAAAATAGTATAGATTAGATTTGCACCCTCAAAGACTGCTTTGAAGACAGCCATAAATCCTTTGACTCCAAGAATGAGAATATTGAAAGCAGGAGTAATGATAGCTGACAGACTACTGAGTATTCCTGAAAAAATAGGCTCCAATACTTCACCAAGTTTGGACATATTGATTTTGAAACTATCAATAATGTTGCTCAGTCTTCCTTGAATCGTCTGTGCTTGTTGTTCCATCAATCATCAAAACTTCTCATTGATACCTTCAAGAATCAATGGTATAGCTTGTGCAGAGCTGATGTTTTGGTTACCGATATCAGCAAGTTGCTCCTGCGTTAATCACAGTTTTTCTCTCAAAATTTCAAAGATAGGAATACCACGTTCTGCAATCTGATTCACTTCTTGTTGGACGAGTTTTCCTTTGGTTTGCATTTGTCCTAATGCTACGATCACACCATTCAATGTATCTTGCGATCATCCCACACCAGCAACTGCATCTCCAAGCGACTTCATAATCGGGAGAATCTGTTGTGCTTTGAATCCATATGCGGCGAGTCTTTTTGCACCATCGACCAACCCAAACTGCTCGAACGGTGTCTGCTTAGCAAAGGTCTGGATATCTTTGAGAAGTTTCACTGCTATTTCCTCACTTTTGAAAAGTGTCGTGAATGATATCTTTGCTTGTTGTACTTGAGAGGTCAGATCAAAGATACCTCTGACAAATTGTGTTAATGCAGTAACAGAAAATGCGGTGATCAATACCTCTTTCAATCCCACAAAGGAAATCTTCATTTTTTCCACTGTGCTTTGGATAATACTCCCTTGTTTGAGGACTTCACTATTGATTCACTGAAAGTTTTTTCACAAGACAGAAATATCTGCTGACCCTGTCCTCGTATAGTTTCTGAGCTCTCTTCCTGCCTGGGTTAGTGATTGTTGAAGTCTTGATGCATCAGCAGTTAATTGTATCACTGAATCACGGTTTCATTGGTCTCTTGCAAGTTTCAATTGATTCTTGACCTCGTCGAGTTGGGCTTTGAGTTTTCACACATTCAAAGAAAGTTGGATCGCTGTTTGATCCTTTATTCTTTGATTGAAACCGTTGATATCATCTCTCACTTGATTGAGTTGTTGAGCGATACCATTTCTGTCAACCTTCAAATCCCAGAGTAGTTCGAAGATGGTCTTTGCCATGAAAAAAACCTAGCAAGGTAAAGTGCTAGGTAGTATATTCAGTGACAGAAATTATCAGTTTATTGGTACGACAATTTATTGTAACATCAAATCGGTTTCCATGTTGGAAATCACTTATTTGATCGTTCTGTAATTCATCATTTTAAACTAAAAAACTGAAAAATTTGTCTATATCAGGGCTTGATCTAAGGACTTAGTGATTTTTGTTTGGTCTATATCCATGCCAATAAAAACAAGTTTTTGCTCACCTTTACCATCAATCTCCCGATAACCATATGGATCTAAAGTTATAATATTCCCTGCTTGAGACCATATTAATGCAACTTCTAGATTTTGATCAGTCCAGACAAATCCTTTTGAGCGTACCACATTGGATAATTCATTGTTTTCTAATATTTTTAGCAATACGGAGTGAGAAAATGGTCTATCCGAGCAGTAAACAAAACTAGTAATCCCGTATTCATCGGTCTCGGGTTTATGTTCCCCACGAATTTCTTTCAGCCGTCACGGATTATTTTGGGCATTTTTCATATCAAAAAGGGAAGTATTTATGATTTTTCCTAAATCTATTTGTCAGTTTGATATCTCATAAACTTTTGCATCTGGATTTAACTTTTTAATTATTGCCTTAACTTTTAAAATTTGGTCTTTACTAGCTATATCTACTTTGGAAATTAAAATAACATTAGCAAACTCTATTTGATCTACTAGTAAATGAACTATACTACGATCGTCTTCGTCACCGAGCCCAATATTTGCTTCATTAAGTTTTTCTGAATTGGAATAGAGATCAAAAAACTGTTTCCCATCTACAACTGTCACGAGTGTGTCTAAACATGCTATATCCATAAGTCTATGTCCATTTTCGTCTTCAAATGTAAAGGTTTCAGCAACAGGTAAAGGTTCAGAAATACCACTTGATTCTATTATTATTCCATCAAATTTACCCTCATTTGCAAGTTTTGAAATCTCGATCAGGAGATCTTCTCTTAATGTACAGCAAATACAGCCATTAGACATTTCAACTAACTTTTCTTCAGTTCTACCAAACCCATTTCCTTTCACTAATTCACTATCAATATTAATTGTACTCATATCATTTACGATAACAGCATACTTTTTATTCTCTCTATTTTTTAATATATAATTAAGAATAGTAGTCTTTCCTGCACCGAGAAATCAGCTTAGTACAGTAACTGGGATTGCTTTTCTTTTGTTCATATGCTAAATTTAAATTAAAGAGTAAATATTTTTAGAACACTGTGAACAGTTATTTTTATAATTTATAAATAGTATCTTTTTTTTCTCATTTCACGATTATTTATTTACTTATACTCATAAATAAGTTTTATGTTAATTTTCTATTACCTACGATAGTCCTCTTGATATAACTTATATGTTTGTTCCGACATAATGCATAATAAAATTGCAGTCCACATAAGAAGTCAACTATGAGAATGTTCGTGTATACATTCAATCATATCAGAATTCTCGAAAGACTCAGCGATAGAATATCAATTATGAGCAACAACTTTACCAAAAACATGAAATAACGCATCTGCAAACCTTGCCTTATATCATGTTAAACCTATCTTTTCAGGTCAAACACTATTAAGTAAACCATGAACAACTAAGTCTGATCCTATATGTTCAATAGTGAGTTCAGATCATCACACAAAATTGGTAGTTGATTCCACTCATACTCCTATGATACTTGGCATTATCACATTTTTCATTCTTATCACCTTGTATTTAAAATAGAATCAGAACACAGAGAACAATTATCTCTATGATTTTGAGATCGTTTGATCAAAGTTCTTGATGAAATATTGTAATGCTTTATTAGTTCACGAGCCTTAATTCATCTATGACAATAGTTTTCTACTACTTTCTCTTTGAATACGTCAGAATATGTTCACCTTCATCATATAGTAAAAGTCTTATCGCAATCATTGCAATGATATCTTTGAGCTCATGATTTCAATAATCAATGTTTTTTTGTGTATATGCTAAAGCATTTTATACAATCCATCATTACTATTTCACAAATATAAATGTTTTACTTTTGTGTTTATAGGGAAATGGAATGCATTTGCAACAAAAAATGGGTAAGTTATCTTACCCAAATAAAAATTCTTCAAAATCTGACTTCTGTTGCAGTTTTTTCATCTTCTCTTTGGGAAGAGAGACAGGACAATGTTTGTGTGGGTCTTCTAGGTATTCAATCTCTTGTACAAGAGAAAAAAATTGATAGGCAGTCATTGCCATAGTGGCTTCTAACGATTGCGTATAATATTTCATCGCAATGGCTATGAGGGTAACGAAGCTGACGGTTGCGGTGTCAGTTTTTCCTCTAGGTCATGCAGTGGCTCCTTGGTCAGCCCCAATCAAAAAAAAATCTCATTCCAGACTTTCATCAAATTTTCAGGAGTCAGTCCTTTGAGAATATAGCCAAACTTTGCTTTGGTGTATCCAAACCAACCAGGATATTTGATGAACGATTGGAGAATCTCAATCATGATCTTGGTATTTTGGACATCATCCGTACCGATCTTATCGGTCTTGGAGATGATTTTTGCAAACTCTCTGACCGTAGGTTGGACAAGGATAAAAACATCCTTCCCTAGTTTGATGGTTATTTCCTTGGAGAGAAAACACTCGAGATTAATTTCAAGCATAGGAAAATGTATGCAGAAGATAAAAAATAACCATTACACTTCGTAGGTGAATCCATCAGCGATGACTTTACCGTTCAATTCGATATCAACGCTTGCGACATCGTCGTCGCTATTACCAACAAAGTCTATCGTTAATCAAGTCAAATTTTGGACATCTTTGAGATCGATAATAATTTGTTTCCCATCAGGACGTTCATGAATAAATCTTGCATAAAACCTAGTTGCAATACCAGTCTCAGCAAAGGTGAATTTCCTACTTTGAGCAGGAGTGTAATTGTAGGTAATCGTGAACGTTTGATTGAGGGTCGTTACTGTACCTCAAGATTTGAAGTAGATGTTTCTTTTGTTTCCTGGTCAGATCACTTGGATATAATCCGCTACCGAGATTGGTCAGTTTACTGATCAGACAATATTTCAGATCACCACAGTAGAAAAATCAAAATTCTGATGTTCGATCTCAATCAGACTCAAAAATTGTACCGTATTTGGTGCGAGAACCTGCGTTGCACCTGAGACTAATGTTCCAGGGACAGTCGTTTTGGTAATCCATCCTTGATTGATGCTTGCAAGAGTATCAGGATCAATTTCAGCAAGTTTAAACTTGAAAGAAAACTCCGATCACTTTTTGAATTTGTTGATCTTGTCATTATCAAAAACAAGTTCAGAACTTTCTCTTTTTGATTCGATAGTAGCATCTCTATACGCACCTATTCTTACCAGCGATGCAAGGGATGTACCGTAATAAAACTCTCAGGCTCCAGCAAGAAGTCTCTGATCATTTACAATTCCTGTAGGTTGTGACATAGGTGAAGAGGTACAAAAAATAAAGTGTTATATGCATCATAATCAGATCAAAAAAATATCAATCTATTAGATTAAAAGGTGTTCTTACAAAGAAAAAAGAGCCTGACCGTGCTGTAGTTCGTCTCGGAATCGTAGCCTTCATCGGATCATTCGAGTGCGATGGTTCATGATCGATCAGGAGTAAGTTGACCAATAAATCATCATAAAAGAGAAACGATGATGTCGGATATTTCATGAAGTAGATCATCTTCTTCATACTTTCACACAATATCTATGGTGAGTTTGTTGCCTTGGTAGCCATGGATTGATTGATATTTTCCTAACCTATTTTGATAGCCAGCAGTATCATAGACGACAAATGGTGTCGCTGTATTTGCTGGTGTTTTCTTTCTGAATACCCTCGTATCAAGAAAAGGTTGGAGGATGATGTTATTCATAAGATAGTCAGCAATGGCTTTTTTTAGCTTCATAGTTTTTTTTGGAGAACAGAAATAAAATAGGTGTTGATCTTATCTCCATATAGTTCGTACACTTTTCTGAAGACTGATCTTGGAGCGATACCTTTTACACCGATCGCTTTGGCAAGAAGATAGACAGTGCTTTTTTCTTTAGAGCTCAGGTCTTTGTATTTTGTGGCAGATCATTGCACCATACCATGACGCTTTGCTCGGGGGACGAGTGCATCCATCGGAGGTCTTTTTTGTAATGGTCTGCGTCCGTATTCCATAACCACTGCTTGAGGCGTTCTTGATCCAAGTTGGATAATATTTCACACACCGATCACATTCAGAAAAAGGCTTTTTTCAAACTCTCCTGTGTCGTATGCTTGCTCTTTGATTTTCGTTTTCAAGAGTTGGTAGACGTACTCAGCGGTCGCTTGTAACGCTTCTTTTTCTGCTTGCATGACCTTTTGTAAGATTGCCTGATTCATCACGAGATTGTCTGCCATTAATGTCGTTCGGTAAGATCGCAACTGAGGTGGTGAGGTCACAAGGCATCATGCACCACATACACAGTATTGACGAGATAAAAATGACCAGTAAGTTTTACGGCATAATCTTTCATTATGGGAACACTGACATCACAATAGAGTGTGTATAATTCTCATTGTACCCTCGCTACTTTCCCTTGGGTAAGATTGATAATTTGCTGTTTACTAGAGCGAATAAGTCTTCATTTAAAAACTGCTATTTCTGTTCGAGCAGGCACAGGAATACCTCCATTATTGGTAGTGTCAGGTATCTTGAGACTGAATTCTTGAGTATATAAACTAGGGAGCATGAGTTATGAAGTTACAGGATAAACTCTATCGTATCACCCAACATCAACATCAAGATTTCCACACCAATTTTTGTACGGATCAAGCATCGCCATAATATTGGCAGGCAGATCAAGTGGGAGAACTTTGGCATCCTGTTTTTTAGAATAGCTGTAATCACCGATGCTTTCTGATTGCAGATTATTTTTTCCTGCAAACATACCCTGATCGAGATAGATGGTTTCAACGACATAGACCACGGCAAGGATGAGTTGTTCAGGAAAGGTGTAGGTATCTGTCTCTGCATCATAAAATTGCTGACCGTTGATATACGAAAGAACAATCGACAATGCTCTTTGCACATACTTATCGACCGTTGCATCTGCTTCGTTTGCAAGGTTAGTAATAAGTGTTGTAGTCTTCACAAAGGGTGCGGTAATATTGTGAGTCATGAGAGATGTTGCATAAAGGATGAAAAGTACGGACATCATACTCACAACCACAAAAAGTAAATCTAAAAAACGACAAGCATATGCTCATCGTTTCGGTCAGATTATTTTTTTCCTTTTTTAGAATTTTTATTGTCAGGTGGTGGATCATCAGGTGCTTCATCGGTCGGTTTCTCTTCTTCAGGGAGAGGCTCGACTCTCCTCATACAATCAGGATTAAATTGATGATCTTCAATCGTGAGTTCTTCACCTTCGTGATGAAAAACGTCGTCTATCTGACAATCTCTCGTGATACAAACATCCATAGCAGTATGCATAAAAAAATAAAAGTCAGACTATGCTTCAGGGTCAAATTCAGTAATGAATCAGTTTTTGAAGTCCTCAGTTTGTTTGAGTCTTTCAATAACATTTTGATCATACGTACTAAAAACACCATCAGTAAAACTGTACATCTTACCCGTTTCTGTTACGAATGACAGCGAGGTAATGTTGGCATTTCTAAAGTGAACAGCCTGTTCCAAAGGAGGTTCTTGTGTCTCTTCAGGAACAGGATCATTCTCCACCTCAGGCTCTATGTTCTCGTCCTCTTCAGGAGGAGTTTCGATATCTGTTTCATCTATGTTTTCATCTTCTGTTTCTGGTGTTTCATCAACAGGAGCTTGTTTTGATTTTTTTGAAGGCATGAGCGTGTGCGATTAAGAAAGTAAAAATTATGGGAGAATATTTTTGATGATACCGTGTGAGTATTTTGCATCTCTCACGACCATTGAATATTCACCTCTGAGGATTGCTGTTTGTCCATCTTGCCCTGGTTGGGTTCCTGGTACAAGTTTCACACCTCTGTTTTGATAAGGGACAAGAGCCATCCTGTTGATATCAATCAACTGAATTCCATTATTTGGCATCTTTTCATCCAAGAGGATATTTGATACCACACCACCTGCGACAGGAATATCAGAGATAAATCTCAATACATAACTACCTGCATCAGTAGAGTTTTGAGCAATCACGGGATTGTTACCTGCAACATTGAATCCTGAGATTTTTCTTGCTTGGTTAATATTACAGACAATGGTATTTGCAACACCTCCGTCTTCAATAATCAACTGCACAAGATTGTTTATAAGTGCTTGCGATAATGCGGCACCACCAGCATCAATAACATTTCCACCTGCTACATCGAGATATTGAAACATACCTCCAAAGGTACCGTTTTCACCTGATGTTCTTGCAACTCTACGACCTCTCAATACTTGTTCAGAGAGTTGTTGTCTCATCTTGTAGAATGCTCCTTTGAGCTGTTCAGCAAGGGTGTTCACGTTTCCATATACCGCAGAGTTCAATGCAGTATCAGAAAGTTCAACAGCGTTTCTGAAAATTTGGAAGAAGTTGAATTCCATAGTAGGTTGTCGTTCATCGACACCAACAATATTTTTTTCATTTTCTTGTACAGCTTCAGACATGAGTTTTGCTGTCATGGTGTTGTTAAGTGCAACGGCTGTTGTACCACCATACAAAACACCGACTGCTACCGTAGCAGAAGTAATACTCACAATCTTTACTTGTACATTACCGACATCACCATTCGTTGATGTCGTGACAAATCTTAAGATCATATTTGGTCTTAATCCTGCCGTTGATACGAAGGTGAAGTTGGTGTTGGTTACTAATGGCGTTATAGCACCATTGAGTTGCCAAGACATAGGAGTAAGTTGGCTTTCCATCCACTCATATTTGTTGTTAGTACCTGCATTATATTTCTGTCCGTTTCTCAAAAAAATCTCCAATGCTGAGGATTGTTCTTTGAGGAATTGAGTAAACAAGTCCAGGACTTGTCTCTCGGTGATCTGTGATAGATCAAATGATAATTGTGACATAGGATAAGCTATCAAAAAGTAAAAATATTATTTTTTCAGTACTCACTCGATAATTGAACCAAGCATGCCGTTGAAGTCACCAGCTCCTTTCGCTTTATCATAGGTAGTTGTATCGTGTTGAGGGATACTATGACCACCTTTCGGATCAGGTTTCTTTTCTCCAAACTCGCCGACAAGCTCTTTAAGCTTAGGTAAGATTTGGAGTTTTTGCAGTGCGGTCAGTGCATTGATATTGAGTAATGAAGTGATCTTTTCGAACTTCTCATCACCAACGCTTGCTTTGATGGTTGCAAGCTCAGCATCGACAACACCCGTAATGGCAGTGTCGTACTCGGTAATGACACCAACTTTAGCGGTCAGTGTTTCCACTTCTTTATTGGCAGTATCAAGAAGCTCTTTATACTTGCCTTGTTTCTCGAGATTTTTCTTTTCTCTTTCCGTTTCCTTGGTTTCGTAGTCTTTGAGCTTTGTTTCCAACTCTCTACGTTTATCCGCTTCTTCTTTGAGTCTCCAAGAAGGGATAGTATCGTTTGAATTATCACCCTTTGGATCTGTTTTAGTGTCGGCTCATCATGCAGGTGGGGTGTCACTTGCAGGAGCTGGGTTTCAGGTAGTATCGGCACCTGTACCGTTTGGTTTTACATCATCTGGCATGGAAGATTTGATCATAGAAAATAAAACTACGATGCACAATACTCACGTACATAAAAAATCAACCTATTAGAGTTTCAAAAGAAGTACCCGTGGTAAAATACACGAGACACTGATTATGATAATTGCAAATGACACAAAGATGAGAAGTCTGATAAGTTTCCACCAAAACTCCTTATTGTTTGTAAGCAGAAGAAGAATCAGTACCGTTCTTAGTTCCTGGTTGCTTTTGTTTGGATCAATTATTGCCATTGGTATCAGGAGAAAGAGATAAAAGTTGTTGTTTTTTGAGCTTTTCATCTTGCTCATCATTGATGCGTTTGAGTTCTTTTTTGACCATCTCGTCATCTCGATTGAAGATGTTTGCGATGGCTGTATGCTGAGAGACGAGAGAGGTATTGAAAAGATCAATATACATCTGTGTGTTTTGTTGGAGGTCTTTGAGCATCGCATCCGAGAATTTAATATCCACGGTAAACTCTCATTGAACACCTGCAAAGGTTAGTGTTTGTTTCACTAACTTGATAAGCATCAACTCTAAGATTCTTTGTTTCCTTTGGATTTTCTTGAGAAACTTTGTCAGTCTGATTCTCAATGCTTCCACTTTCTCCGCACCTCCTGACTCTTCAAATCAAAAGAAAGAAATAGGGATTTGTGTGATTGCACCGATTAGTTTCAGTACTTTATCAATATAATTCTGAGCTTCGGGAATGAGTGAGTTATGGTTTTCAATGTACTGAGCAGGTTGTTCTCCCGCTCTATGCACAAAGACTTCTAAGTTCTGAATTTTCTTATCTTTGTTTTGGAGTAATGCAGATACTCATTCAGGAAGAGAAATTTTACTGTTGAGGTGTTTGATAAACTGTACCGATATTTGTGTGAACCTATCGTTGACCTCTTCTAAGAGATCAAGCACATCACAATAATCACTGATCCCGAGATACTTGTTGGAAGTTTTTCTGTTGTCGAAACGATAGATATTCAGGAAGTCTAACTGCTCAGCAGGAGCGAGTTCTTGTTCTAAGGTATACTGACAACCATCGAGTGAGACTTTGAATAACCCATATTCAATCAGTCGCTTCCCATTCTCTAACTTGGTATAGGATTGTATCTTTGCTTTGGATTGGACTTGTGCATTGAGTGTTTCATTGATCTTGCTGATCAAATAAATCACTCTCGGTTCTTCTCCCAAAAATAGTCCTTCGACTTGTGGAAAGTAATAATCATACGGTATCTCTTCTAAGATGATTTGTTGTTCCTCATCTTTTCTTGCTCTGAGAATTGCATAGCCGTAGATACCATTCATCAAAGAAATATTGTACACCAACTGATCAAAGTTGTTTGCATGAGCGATCTCGTTCCATTTCTTTTGAGCCTCTTCGTTATCAATAGCAATTTCAATACCATCACCGATCAGGTAATCGGCAGTAGTATTTGCCATCAACGAAAGCAGATTGACCGTAAGATACAAGTATTCATCCTTTTCTTGTTTGTCGCTCAGATAGGATTTGATATTGAAAACACTGGCTTTGTATGTTCACAACACAAAGTGGCTGGCTTCGTTCTCATAGATCTTTTGAAACTTTGATCTTTTGGAGACCTCGCTGGTGATGATACTGTCGAGAGTTATCTTTTGTTGCATCCAAGAAAAAAGCAGTGGATAAAATTTCACTGCTTATACTCACGGTATAAAAAAATCAGTCTATTGGTCTTTCAATGCCCAACTCATATCGTAGAGCTGTTCTTTTCTCATCTGGTAACAAATAGCATCTGCCATGATTGCATCGTCGTGTGTTCCTTGTTGTGCTTCAGGTTTATGTTTCTCATTATAGATGAACGAGTACATTTCTGTCCTTTGTCTTTCATCAACCTGAGTAATAAACGAACGTCTGATTGCTTCTTCATACTCATTGATCATCAAAGGTCTCGTCTTGGTATTCGTTTGCCATCACACTTTCCTGGTCGGTTGATTGGTGACCTTATCAATTGTTCTTTCTGCATACAGCATATTGAACCGTGCATAATCTTTGGCTTTCACAATCGTACTCAATCAGGTGTTGTTTCTTTCAATACCAATAATCCCTTTGTATCATAGTTCGATGAGCCTATCAATGATCTCACACAACATATCAGGAGGGATGGGAGCGTAGTAACATGCCAGTAAATTCATGTCCATATCCCTGACACTGATAGAAGAGTTATCTCCGTCTTTTCATCCTTCAGCGGTATCGATACCGTACAAACAATAGTCAGTGGGTGGTCTGTAAATTCTGAGCTTTGGATATTTTCCATCCTCAGTGAACGGTTGCTTGGGTAGGTTCTTGATCGTTTGCAAAGAGAAGACCGTATCTCCTGTTGTCAAAAATGCTTCTTCAGGTGTTGAAGGATACTCTTGAAATACATCCCTTCCCAAAATATCATACTGACCAAGATACCATTTTTTCTGTTCAGGAATAAGTTCAAGGCTTTCTAAATGATGAAGCTCTGGAGGTAGTTTGATAACCTCTCATGGAAGGAGTGGTGTTTGATACTCGTCAGCAAACCACCAACCAATAAAGATCGTCTTGAACTCTCCATCATCCCTTCCATAGTATTTGTGCCACAACTCATAGAAGTAATTTCATACACCGTTGGCAGTCGTTTCGATGACAATGTCACTATGCTTTGGCATCGATGGTAAGGTACCTGCCATCATCTCCCTGGCATCGGTTCTGAAGGCAAGCTCGGTGATATGCAACTTGGTAGGAGTTCCTGATCTACTATCCAAGGAGACCTGTATTTTGGAGTTGTTGGATGGAAAGTATAACTCGTTCACATTATCATATTTTGGTTTAGGCTTATATCGGACACCTCTTTCATTTTTAAGAGCCTCGTGGACGTATTGGTATGAGTATTTCACCTTTTGGAATATTTCCTTCTGTTTTTCTCTATTGTGTGCGGTGATAACTATGTTTTGATTGGTTTTCAAAAGACATTCATCCAGACCATCAACTAATCTATCCGTGGTCATACCCAGCTGTCTTGCTTTCAAAATAATCAGTCTCACGAATCAGTATTTTTCTTTCAGTTCTTTCATGTATGCACTCAACTTTTCTTGTGCTTGGTTTCTCTTGAAGGTGATGGTTCTTGAGTCCTTATCAACAATTTTATACAGATGAGACATACGCCAGGCTTTAGAGAGTATTCTTGGATTACTCATCCAGTTCATCCTCGGATGGAATAAATGCCTTTTCCTCTATGTTGTGATTTTTGGTGAGAGAGGTTGGCTCACCCAGTTCTCTCTTGACCATATTCAACAAAATATCGAGCTCCCTGGCGAGAATATCCTGTGGATTATGTTTGGCAAGATGAACGATTTTTTTGTTAATCAAAATAAAAAGAGCTTTCTTTTGCTTGATGAGTTCATGCACATCAACCTCCAATTTCTCTTGAGCATCCTGTTTGATCTTTTCTTGGATAGATGCAGTTGCCTCTTCCACAAGTTGTTCCACTTTCTTTTGGATGAGTTGTTTTTCATCTGATCGACCTTTTGTCATCTTCTTTCGTTGTCATGGAAGCACCTTGATTGCATTGATATTTTTAGGTACTGGTTTCGTACTGTTAAGGTGCTGTTTGTAGAATTCCAAAATAGTGAGATAGTCTCACTCCAAGTATTGTATCTTAAGTTTTGGTCGATTATATTTCATAGAGAACTATGACAATGATAAATGATCCTTGAGTTTGATCTTACGATTAAGACACGAAATAGTCTTTTTACCTTTCGTATAGTCATAATATCTTTGAATAATCACTTGTGCATATTTCGGATCAAGCTCCATCGTACAACATCTCCTTGCTGTCTTTTCACATGCAATAAGCGTGCTTCAAGAACCTCAGAAAACATCAAGCACAAGCTCTCATTTCTTACTGGAGTTATTCAGTGCATACACAATGATCTCGATTGGTTTCATCGTAGGGTGAATATCATTCTTGAGTGGTTTATCAAAATTCCAGACCGTCGTTTGTGATCTGTCAGAGTACCATTGATGTGCTCCATTCTTTTTCCAACCATACAAGATAGGTTCATGCTTCCAATGATAGTCTTGTCTTCCCATCACCAATGAGTTTTTTACTCGAACGAGACATTGAGAAAGTTTGTAGCCTGCATTGACCATTGCTTTTCTGAAATTCTCTCCCTCGGTATCAGCATGAAACACATAGATCGATCAGCCTTCTTTTTGTACCGTACACATATTCGTATACACGTCATATAAGAACTGATAAAAGTCAGCATTCGACATATCATCGTTTTGGATTTTCATACCACTGCTTCACTCATAGTTGACGTTGTAGGGTGGGTCAGTGATCACAAGGTCTGCCTGCTGACCGTCTACGAGTTGCTCTACGGTCTCCAAGTTGGTAGCATCACCACAAATCAATCTATGACTACCGAGTTCAAACACGTCTCCCAGTTGTACTCGAGGAGTTTCAGGAACGGCAGGGATGTCATCTTCTTTCTCTTCATCAACATCCAGTACTTCATCCAATCACAAATCTAAATCATCAAATAGATCAGTAAGATCAGCGTCTCCAATCTCTGCAAGTTCGATCTTCAAATTTTCAATATTCCATTCAGCAAGATCTGCGAGTTTATTATCCAAGATACGATACTTCTTTTTTTGGAGTTCTGTCAGATCAGTAAATTGTATCACTGGCACTTCTTTCAATCATAGCTTCTTTGCACCTAGCAATCTTCCATGTCCTGCAAGGATGACATTGTTTTCATCAATCAGGATAGGAGATCTAAATCAGCACTCCTGAATACTATTTGCAATTTTGTTGATCTGATCCTCAGGATGTATTTTGTTATTGAACTCATACGGGATCAATTGATCCACTGGCAGATTAATAATTTTCATGAGATAAGAAAAAATAATAAAAATCTGACAAAAAAATTATTCTGACTGATATCACAGACGGTTACGGAATTGGCTCATCTTGTCTTTGATGTTTTGAAGAGTTACCTTCATAGCTTGCGGAGAAACTCAGTGAATCTTTGCGAGGTCTTGATTCTTGGTAGCAGTACCATCTCGCTCATACAAGTATCGAGTTTCAATGAAAAAATCCTGAATAGCTCTATTCAGTTCATCACAGTGTCTACGATCAGAGAGATCGATTTTTATCGTTGTCTCAACTTTGAGACTATCAAGCATATAGGAGAGTATGATATCGTGTTCATGAATTCAGAAGTTTATTTTACCTTTCGTATATAAGCTCGGAAGATTCTTCTCATGGATATATTTGAGAAGATGATGAAAGGCATCTTTGTACAGTTTGTAATCAGTGATGTACCCGTTGACGGGTTTCCTACCTCTTTTTTGTGGCATGGCTTTTTTTTGGAAAAATAAAAAAGAGCGTCAGCCAACAGACAATGCAATACTGCATTGAGTGTCCACAAACGCTCTTTTCCTTCCAGATTGGCTACTATATACGAATAATTTTTTATTTTTCAAGTCAAGAATATTTAGTTATCAGAATTTCTTTTTTTGCGAATGAATTTTTCAAGAAAATAATTACATCTTTATTGAGAATGTTATCGGAATGTTTGTGATGTTTTTATCCTCCTTACATATCTGCCATGCACCAAACAAAAAACGTAAAGTGAGTACATTGTGAACGGATTGATGACCCTTCGTCGGTCAGTGAAAAAAAAACGTCTAGTATCTATTGATGATGCTAGGCGTTTTTTGTTAGATACAAATACTCACCTGAGTGATCAACAGGTGGAAAAGTTGGTGGATTTTGCCGAACACCTTTGAACGTATATGATTGAGCTATTCTTGGCTTGAAAACTTGGCTAGTTTTAGTTATACCAAAAAAGGTCGGTTTGGGAAAGAAACACGACCTTCTGACCTTCTTTGGTATTTGGGTAACCAAAAAGGATTTTATCTTTTTTTACAACGCACCATGTATAAACAAAACCCATTCCAAAACAAGAGCACTTTGTCTGCTCAAAAAAAGGTAGCTTTGATCTACTGTCGTGTAAGTACCAAGCGTCAAGCTGAGGAACGCTTCGGTATGGAAACACAAGAATCCATGTGTAAAGATTGGTGCGACAAAAACGATGCACTGGTCTATAAGGTCATCAAAGATGGTTGAATATCCTGAGGGACGTTCGATCGTGATGGTTTTGATGAAGTCCTAGAGATTCTCGATAAACAAAAAAAGAGAATTCTCAAACGAGAAAAGGACAAGAAAAAAATCAAACCTGGTGACGATCCTCGTATGTATGCCAACACAGATTGAACGCCGATTATTACGCATTTTATCTGCGTAGATAACTCGAGAATCTCAAGAAATGACAACATAGCAGAAACTCTGGTGATGACAAATAAGATCAGAGAGGCTGGTGTTGAGATCGTCTATGTGATGTATCCTGTAGATTACAACACGAGTGCATGAATGTTACAAGAAAACATCTTGTATGCTTTCGCCGCATTCGAGAGAAGAAACACAAGGGTAAAAGCGATGAACGGTATGAGAGCAAGACTCCTCGAAGGGTATCGACCGTTTGGGTTAGTACCGATTGGATACAAAAGAGAAAGACAATGAAAAAACAGTGTGGTAGTCATTCACGAAACAAAGTGACCGATCGTCAAAGAAGCATTAGAGCTCTATGCCAACGGAGTACTCGAGAGTGAATCAGCCGTCTTTAGGTACATGAAAGACAAAGGCTTACAAAGCAATAGTCAACATAATACCAAGGCAGAATTGTATAAGACCATCGTAGAAACCCTATTCACTTTGAATAGACTCTACTTCATGGCAGGATTTATTCATCATCCACAACGATGAATAGATGAACTTATTCCTGCACATCATGAACCATTGATAAGCATGGAAACAGTCGATAAAATTCTGAAAAAAAGACACGAAAGTAAATTCATAGGGAAGACAATGCTCAAAAACAATCCTGATTTTCCATTAAGGGATTTCATGTTTTGTGGGTATTGCCAAAAAAAACTAACAGGATATCGAGCAAAAGGACGTAATAGTAGATATGCCTATTATGGATGCCAAAACAAAAGTGATCCCAAAAGATTTCAAGTAAAACGTGACTTATATCATGCAGATTTTGATGCCCTCCTTTCCAGGGTCACTGTAAATGAAGAAGTACGAAATTTGATGGAAGAGGTAATCAAAAGACTCCGAGAAAACAGAAAGGGGTTTCAAAATAAACTCAATGAAGAGAAACAGAAAGCAGTAGAAAAAATTCAAAAGGAAATGACACAAGCACGTAGAATTATTCTCAAAACAGATAATGTACATCTTGTAGAAGAACTTGAAGCAGAACGAGAATTGATGCGTATTGAAAAAGAAAACTACCAAAAACAACTGGATGAGAATGAAAAAATCTCGGATCAGGAACTAAAAGAGTTATTGGTTCAGGCAAAGAACATCTACCTGTCACCTAGAATGGTTTGGGAAATGTCTAACGTCGAACTCAAAAGACTTCTAGTTACGGTATTCTTTGGGGACAAACTATTCTATGATAAGGATAAGTGATTTCGAACCGCAGGAAAAAGCCTTTACGATGCGGTGTTACTAGCGATTCAAGCACCCGATTTTTTAGCATAA